ACTAATCGTCCTCTTACTGATAAAGCCTTATGTGGTTTTCCTTTTGGAATATGAATTAAATCCCCAGGATTTAAAATATAATCTCTATCAGTATCTATGGTAGGATGTTGAAAAACTCTATAAATAGTTTTACCATACAAAGAAATAATAAAAACATCTTCTGGATCATCATGGGCTTTCCCCGTGCAACTAGCAAAAGAAAAGAAAAGATCTACTCCATCATATTCATGTTCTGGATATTTAAATAAATTACGTAAAAAATCTAAATAAAGATAAGCATTAGTGTCTTTATACTGCATTTCTTGAATTTGATATGTTCCCCTTAAAAATTCTTTAGGAGTTATAGCTTCATTTACCTTACAATTAATTCCTATATCGTACATTTCAATTAATTCAGTAAAAAAATTAAAATCATATCTTTTATCTTTAGGAACAAAATTAGGAACGTATGTAACTTTTTTTTCTCTTATGCTTTTTACTTGATCTGCGTTTAATTTCATTTTTTTACTATAAAATTAAAAGACATGGATCTTCTAATTTCTCCTGGTGTTTTAGTTTTAAAAGGCATAACACAATGTTGATGTCGGGCTTCAAAAATATATAACTCTCCTACTTTAGGCTGGATCCATTTAGTTCCTATTCCGTCATGATCAATAAAACCTAATTGACCATCTTTAAATTTATGTGGATCTTTTGTATCATCCAAAAATTCTGGCACCTTTAAAAATAATACTGTGGACCATCCACTTAAATCATGATGAGTATGAGGAGGATTATATTCTCCCTCTTTCATATCATTTATCCAACAACTTAATATATCTAAGTTATATTTTGAAGAAGATAAAATGTGTAAATCATAAAGATTTTTCATATGACTTTCCATGCAAGAAACTAATGTTTTAAAAATTTTTGTAGATTCAATAAGTTTAGTAAAATTTAATTCTGATTCTAATCTTCCAGCTAATTTAGGACCATAGCTATTTAAATTTTCTTTTGCTTTTTCATATTTATTATTAAGATCATTAATTTCATCTAATGGAATGTTAAAAAGATCTACAACTCTACCAAATACTTGTGTTATCGGTTTCATGAATTTAACCTTACCCAAAATTGAATACTAAATCGTTGTTCCAAAAAAGATACATCTTTATTATCTTCTGTATATACTGGTTTAATTGCATGTGGAATAAAAGAAGGAAAACAAACCATATAGTTATCTTGATTATCTACTTCTATTATTTTACCATCATCCATAAAAAGCATTTCTCCTCCTTTTAATTTATTAGATTTATTTAAAATTAAATTAAAAGTAAATACATTACCTTGACCACCCATATCTTTATGCCAATTATAATATCCCCCATTATTATAAGAAATAACATGAATGTTCCAATAAAGATTATTAGGAGGTTCAAGAAATTGATAAGTTTCAGATCCATGTTCTTTTCTAAAATATTTAAATCCTTGATGAAAAAACCATTTATATAATAATTCAATAGAGGCTTCCTTTTTAACATCTTGTCCTTCAATCCAAAAATCTAATCCGCCACAATGCTCACTAAAAAGTTCTTGTTTTATAGTATTATTTATACTCCAGCTAGGAACATTAAAAATTTTTCTACGATTTAATAAATCTATATATAACTCTTCTATTTTTTGAATAGGAAGAAAATTTTCACAAGCTATTATATTAGATGATAAAGATTTATAGTTCATTTCCACATAGGCCCTACAACCCACCCCACTAAACTTTGTCTAGATCCTTTTGTTACTTTTGACACTCTATGCCTGGTCCTAGAATCAAAAAATATAAGATCACCCTTATTTTTTGTAGCACTTAAAATATTTCCTAGCGCGTCCTCTATTTGTAGTTCTCCTCCTTCATAATTTTCAGGATTACTTAGTTGTAAAACAAAAGAAAGTTTTCTAACTAAATCTGAATTTTGTATTACATGATCTTGAGCTAAAGATTCTTGAGTATAATTTGATTCACCAGAAGTAGGTGTATAAGCAGTATCTATATCTCCGTCTGTGTGCCAATTATAATACATGCCTTCTCCGTAATGTGTATATTGCATAAGTTCACGATCAATTCTTGTTATATTATAATTAAAATTAGTTCTATTTGCCAACATAACATAGTGCCAAATAAGACCGCCTATCCAATGACTTGATGGTATCCAAGCGTTTTGAGATTTTCGTAATTTATCCTTTTCAATACCATTAATTTCAGATTCTTTAAAATTAGAACCAAAATTTAATTTTAATTCACGTGCCATAATATTAAGAAGATCATCTTTCATCTGTGTTTCATACCATAATAATTTATGCGCCATTTTCGTTCTCAAATAATTGAATGTTAGCTGAAATAATAATTCGGTTTTGATTTTCTCCACCATGCATCTCTGCTCTATTATTACCATTATGAAAAAGATTATGAGGAAACATAATAAATTTTCCTACTTCTGATTTAATTAAATAGTCATCTACATTAGATGTTAAATTGGGAGAATAAAAAGTTGTCCCACCATTTTCTGTAAGATAAAGAACACTGGAAAAGTTATGGGTTAATCTTTTTTTATCATTAAAATTGCCGTGCATATGTGTATCATGTAAAACATTTTTTCCATAAAAAGCTGTCCAATAATAATTGACATTAAAAAAATTATTTTGTGGTGCAAAATAACTTCCCACAATCATCATCAATTTTTCAAACTCGTGAAGCTTAACTGGGTTTTTATAATCGGTTATATATTCAGACTCGCCTACTCCTCCGTGATTAGAATAAATATCACTTCTTTGTTTTATCTGGTCTTTTTTAGATAAGACTTCATCTATAATAGGTTGAATTTGTGGTATATTAAATTGAAATACTTTAATTTCAGTGGGAAATATGGTAAGATTTTCTAATTTCATTCTATTTTTTAGTGCATAATCTTAGGATTATGAATTCTTGAATTATATACTAAATATGCTAGAATGTCAATTTTGGGATTAATTAATGGCTTTTAAAGTAACGTCTTCATTTGGTTTTGCATCTTCAGCATGGGCAGAATATTCTTTTTCTGGTGCCACTCTAGGTACATATGCTTCACCAACTGGTTCTGCAGCGACATTTAGCACTACTACACCTACTATTCTACTTACCCAAACGGTAACGCCTACAGGTCAAGCAGCTACGTTTAGCGCCGGTTCGGTGATTGCTTATCATGGAACGTCTACTACTGATTCATCATTTGCTGAAAATGCCTTTGCATCAATGCCTTTTGCTGGATCTAATTTCCAGACTTATACAATTCCAAATGGAAGCACGGCTACATTCTCTGTAGGAACCTTGACTGTAACAGGTACTGGTGTTATAACTCCAACTGGTTCTGCGGGTACATTTAGTATAGGTAGTCCTACAATTGTTTTTACTTATACACCAACTGGTGAAGAAGCAGAGTTTAGTGCTGGAAGTTTAACAGTTACTGGAACTGCTACGGTTAGTGCAAGTGGATCTGCTGGGACATTTAGTAGTGGATCTGTTGTTATAGAGTCAGCATATGATGCAACTGGTTCTGCTGCAACATTCAGTATTGGAAATACAACTGTTACTGGTACTGCTGTAGTAAACTTAACTGGTAGTGCTGCAACATTCAGTATTGGTAGTTTATCATTTAGTATATGGAATACGGTAGATGATAGTGTTTCAAATACTTGGTCAACAGTGAAAAAAACTTAGGAGGATAAATGGCTGATTCAACAATATTAAACTTAGATCTTATGACCACAGGTTCCAATTCTGGAACATGGGGTACTGTAACAAATGAAAATTTACAAAAATTAGAACAATCTGTTAAAGGATATACGGCTGTTGCAATTTCTAGTACTTCTCAAGCTTTAAGTGTAGCTAGTGGTGGAACTGGGGACGAGCAAAGTAGAGCTGCGATTAAACTTACAGGGACTCTTTCAGGTGATACAATACTTACATGCGAGGCCAATGCTTATTGGTATATAATTGATGATGCAACTACTCATTCAGGAAATTCTTTAACATTTAAGCCTGCGGGCGGAACTGGAGTTGCCTTGGTTCAAGGTGCTAAACATATTCTTTATACTGATGGATCAACTATGTTTGATGTACTTGCTGATGCAGGTAATGTTTTAGCGAATGGAACTTTAACAGTATCTGGTGATACTGTTTTAAATGGTGGAACGTTAACTTATAATAGTTCTGGTGCTGATAAAGATGCACAGTTCTACGGTGATAGTGATAATAATCTTTTATATCTAGATGCTGGAAATGATCGCATGGGTATAGGAGTTTCAACACCTGCAGCTAAATTAGAAATAGATCAAAATAGTTCTTCTGGAGCTATACCAGTATTGGATCTAGACCAAGGAGACGACGATCAACCCTTTATTAATTTTGCAGGGACCTCAGGAGATGCGAGTGCAAATAGTGTATCATCTTCGACAGCGACCGATGGCTCAAAAGTAGGTGCCATCATGGTTAAAATAAATGGTACTGCTAGATACATAAGGTTTTACGATTCAGCCGTATAGGAGTTTAAATGGCTTTAATTAAATTACCTTTTATGCCAGGTATTGATAAACAAGATACAGAATATGGCGCTGAAGGAAAATGGTCTGATTGTGATAACGTTCGTTTTAGATATGGTCTTCCTGAAAAAATAGGTGGATGGGCTAAAGTAAATAGCGATGCACTTGTTGGAGCAACACGTGGAATGCGTGCATGGTTTTCATTAGACGGCGATCCTTACACAATTATTGGTACTAATAAAAAACTTTATGTTTATGCTAACAATACCTGGTATGATATTACACCTAATAGATCAACAGGTGATTCAATAACACAATTTGCTACGACTGCTAGTTCTTCAACTGTAAGTGTTACGGATGCTGGACACGGAGCCGTTGAGGGTGATTTTGTAACTATCACATCAGCTACTCCTCCAACTAGCAGCTCATTATCCGCCGCTAATTTACAAGGAGAATTTGAAATACAAACTGTTACCTCTACTTCAGTCTATACTATTGTGGCTGGAGGAACTGAAGGTGGCGCAGATAGGACTGGTGGATCAGCTACGGCTGCTTATGAAATTAATACTAAACCAGCAACTTCTATTCAAGGATATGGATGGGGAGCAGGAACATGGGGATTATCTACATGGGGTACATCTAGATCTGGATTAGCAGCTCCAAACAGTGTTCAATTAGATTCAGGTAAATGGTCTATTGATAACTGGGGTGAAGATGCATTATGTCAATTTTTAAATGGATCACTTTATTATTGGGACAATTCTTCCGGTGCAAGTACTATAGCAGCTATTGTTAGTAATGCACCAACAACAAGTAGATTTGTTCTTGTGTCTGGTACGGATAGACATGTTATTTGTTTTGGAACAGAAACAACTATTGCTGATGCTACCACTCAAGATAATATGTTTATTAGATGGTCTACACAAGATGATCATACGACATGGATTCCTACTGCAACAAACACAGCTGGTTCACAAAGACTTACTGATGGCAGTAAATTAACAGCTGCAGTTCGTTCACGTGGTGCAGTTCTTATTTGGTCTGATACAGCTATATACCAGATGCAACTAATTGGAGCTCCATTTACTTTTGGATTTTCACAATTAGGTTCAGCATGTGGATGCACTGGTTTACATGCAGTGGTTGAAACTAATGGAGTTTCTTTTTGGATGGGTACTGATTCATTCTTTATGTTTGATGGTTCTGTTCAAAAAATTCCATGTAGCGTAGAAGATTATGTATTTAAAGATATAGATGAAGCATCACAAAAAGATACTTTTGCTGCTTTAAATAGTGAGTTTAATGAAGTAACGTGGTTTTATCCTTCCGATGGTTCAAATGTAATTAATCGTTGTGTAACTTATAATTATCAAGAAAGAGTTTGGAGTATTGGTAGTTTATCACGTACATCATGGGCAGATAAAGGAGTATATAAGTTTCCTTACGCAACATCTTATAGTGCTACAGATACCACATCTACAATTAGTACTATTAATGGTTTAACTGCTGGAAGAACATTTATGTACTCACAAGAAAATGGAAATAATGATGATGGATCAGCAATGACAGCTTTTATTACTTCAGGAGATTTTGTTATACCTCAGGCAGGAGAAAGATTAATGTCTGTTAGAAGATTTATTCCTGATTTTAAAAATCAAGTTGGAGATCTTACTGTGCAATTTGATTTTCAAGATTATCCGGCAAGTGCAACTGTTACAAAAGGACCTTATACAGTTTCACCAAGTACAACTAAAATAGATACACGAGCAAGAGGCAGACAAGCTGCACTTAAAATATCAAGTTCTGCATTGAATACTACATGGAGATATGGTACTTTCCGCGCAGATATACAACCTGATGGTATGAGATAATGGCACAAATAATTTTACCACGTTTACCACAAGCACAAAAAGAATATAATGAAGAGCAAATTAACCAAATGATTACTTCATTAGATCAATTAATTAGGCTTCTTAATTCTTCATACACCCCTGAACAATTAAGGAACGATGATGAAGCAATAGCATGGTTCATAGGATAGTATGGCTAACGCATATAAAAATAAAAAAATTGATCTAACGGATACAGATAATGAAACCTTATATACTGTTCCTGATGCTTCAACTGCTATTGTTAAATCTATACTGGTTTCAGAGGATTCAGGGAATACACCAACAATTACGGTAACTCTGGTTAATTCAGCTGCGGCTGTTTTTAGCCTTTATAAAACTAAAGCCCTTACAGCCAATGGAACCCTTGAATTATTAAGCTCACCCTTGGTTATGGAGGAAAAAGAAATTTTAAAGGTACAGGCATCCACTGGGAATCAGCTTCACGTGGTAATGTCTTTGCTTGAAATAAGTTAATACTTGATATATTGTTAAAAAATGCCTATAAACGAAGACGAAGTAATTGAATACGCAATAGTTAATGGCGAAAAGGTTCCTAAAATAGTGGTTCCTGCTCAAGTTACTATTCGCAATAAAGATACTGGGACAGAGTATAATTCTGATGCAGAAGCTCAAGCCGACGTGGATGATCCCAACACGCCTACAAAACTAGAACACATACAACGTAATGTAACTATTCAAGTTGCACGTATAAAAGATATGTTGGCGGAGACAAAGGATTAATATGGTAGACATAGATCAAAGACAAAGAAATTGGGACACTCC